CGGATTATTTAGGTTGTCCTACTTATAAACCTAAAAGTGTTTCTCGTAATCCTGTAGAAGTTTCTGCTCTTCCATTTAGAGCTTATCAGCTTTGTTATAACGAATATTATAGAGATCAGAATATTGAGGAACCTGTTGTTATTTCTAAAGGTGCACCGTTATCTGACGATGAGTCTTTGGGTAATCTTTTAACTATTCGTCGTCGTGCTTGGGAAAAGGATTATTTTACCAGTGCTCTTCCTTGGCCGCAGCGCGGTAACGATGTTTCTATTCCTCTGGAAGGATCTGCACCGGTTGTTAATACTTCTACTGCTGGTAATCCACAGGTTCAGATGTATGAGAATAATAAATGGCAATCTGCTCGTAATAGTAATCTTAAAAATGTTGGAGGTTCTCTTGCTGTAGATGGACCTACTTCTGGTACTAGTGTTAATGCTCGTTTATATTATTCTAATAATCAACTTGAAGCTGATTTAACTAAGGCTTCTGGTGTTACTATTAATGACTTACGTCGTTCTTTTGCTCTTCAAAGATGGTTAGAACGTAATGCTCGTGGAGGTTCTCGTTATATAGAACAGATTTTAGCACATTTTGGTGTTAAGTCTTCTGATGCTCGTCTTCAGAGACCTGAATATTTAGGAGGAGGTCGTCAGGCCGTTTCTTTTAGTGCTGTTCTTCAGACTTCTGCTACGGCGGAAGGTAGTAATGAAACCCCTCTTGCTGAAATGGCAGGTTATGGTATTTCTGTAGGTTCTGTTAATCGTTTTACTCGTTATTTTGAGGAACATGGATGGATTTTAGGTATTATGTCTATTATCCCTCGTTCTGCTTATTCTCAAGGTATGCCTCGTCAATTTTTTAAGACGGATAAATTTGATTATTATTTCCCGGCTTTTGCTCATCTTGGTGAGCAGGAGATTTTGAATAAGGAGCTTTATTATAATCCTGATAATGCGGCTTCTAATGATGTATTTGGTTATACCCCTCGTTATGCTGAATATAAGTTTAAAAATTCTCGTTCTTGTGGTGATTTTCGTGATTCTTTGTCTTTTTGGACTTTGGATCGTCAATTTTCTCAAGCTCCTGGTTTGAATGAAAAATTTGTACATGTTCAGCCCGATGAAGTAAACCGTATTTTTGCTGTAACTGATACAGATGTTGATAAGATTTATGTTCAGATTTTTAATAATATGAAGGCTTCTCGCTTGATGCCTAAGTACGGAACTCCAATGATTTGATTATGAAAGTTTTAAATCCTTATACTTATGTACATACTCCTGCTGTTCCTGATCCTACGTCGATGACGGTTGCCGGTCAGGCTTTGACTTTGCAGGAATTGTTGGTTCGCTATGCGAAAGGAATGCCTCTTACTGATAATGGAATGCTTTATTATGATGGAGACGATGACCCCGAATCTCTTGATTTTGATGAGGATGATGATCCTATGTTAAATCCCGCTTTAGATTTAGTAGATGTCGAAGAGTATAGAAATAGATTATCTGAAAAATATTACGCTTCAAGACGCAATTCAGATATTCGAAACGATAAAGGAGAGTCCGGCTCTCCGTCAGCAGGTGACCGTGACTTTGACGAGTCAGGAGAAGGCAGTGCTTCGTCAACTGAAGCAGAAAATAGAGGACTGGCGGAAACCCAGCCTCTCTAAACAACTAGAGATTCCTTTTTAGGATCAGCACCGGCGCCATCAATGGCGCCGGTCTTCTTTTAGGCCCGCCTTGTATGTCTGACTAGATTCGGAGCGTAACGAACGTAACGTAGTGGAGAGAGTCGTAGCGTAGAAACAATGTCAGGCATGCATACAGGGCCTTTTCCGGCCTTTAGAGAGCTTTTTAGATCTAAAATAAGGATCTCTATTATTAGATATTGATAGTGTCTCTATTTGCTTCTTTTGGCCGTCTTTTAAGACGGAGGTTGGTCGGGAGAGTTGAGTTGGCATATACTATTCTTGTTATTATATGCCAACTGACACCACCCCTGTAAAGGGGTGATCTTAAAGCCGTTAGGCTTCGGTCCGAGTGCCCTCTAACGGGCATGACGAAGGACCATGCGAAGCATATAGAAAGTTTAACATATCTTTAACGTTTCTTTAAGATATTGAGTTCTTTTTTTTTGTATCTTTGTTGTAGTTGAAAACCACATAAATTGTAATGTTATGAAAATATCTAAAATTATTAAGAGTCTTGAGAGTACTAAAACTTGTGTTGATGTTTTGTGGGATAATTTGTATGATTTTTGTTTTAGTCCTCATCTTGCTGTTCGTGCTATTTCTGAGAAGAATCTTATTAAACTTTGTTTTGCCGGTTGTGAATGCTGTTCTTCGAGAATAGGATCTAATTGTTTTATGGGACTTTCTTTAACTGGTCTTGATCGTTTTGATAAAGTTCCTTCTAAGGAATCTTTTATTAAAACTGTTTCTGCTTCCGATGTTGAACTTCAAATTTATTTGTCATGAAACGGCTGGTAAAAATTTCTCCTCGTTGTATTCGTTTTTTTTCGGATTATTCTATTGAGACTATTAGGTCTTTAATTAAAAAAGGTTATATTTATCATTGTTCTCGGAAATTTATGCTTCGTGGTTTTGGTGAATATGTTGTTGCTACTGATCCGTCTATTCTTTTTATTGTTGATTCTAATGATAAGAATCTTATTTCTAATTTAGCATTATGAGTGATTTTAATGATTTCGTAACTGGTCTTATGTCTGTTGCTGCTTCTGCTGGTAATAGTAGGCGTTCTGTTAAGGCTTCTAAGCGTAATACGGATGCTGCTATTGCAGCTAATTGGCGTATGGCTAATTTCCAGTACGAGAAGAATTTGGAACAATGGTATCGTGAGAATCAATATAATTCTCCTGACGAGCAGATGCGTCGTTTGAAGAATGCTGGTCTTAATCCTAATTTGGTTTATGGCACTGGTGCTGTTTCTGGTAATACTACAACTCAAGGGCCTCGTTTTCAGGCCCCTGATGTTGAGTATAACTACGAGCCTTTTCAAATGCAGGCCGATGGTGTTATGAAGGCCGTTGATTTTGCTTCTACACAGGAGCTTAAATCTGCTCAAGCTGCTGAAACTTCCGAACGTATTAAAAATCTTGCTACACAAAGGGATGCTTTGCGTGCTAAAACTGAAAATGAGATTATTAATAGTCTTTATTATAAATATCGTGGTAAGAATCAGCAGCTTAAAAATCGTCTTGGTGATGAATTATTTAAGACTCAGATTGATTATGCCCGTGAACAACTTCGTCGTTTAAAAGGAGAGGTCTCTTTACAGGATTATAGGAAGAAAACTTTAAAATCTCAATATGAGTTAAATCTTGAGCGTAAAGAAGGTCTTCGTCAAGATAACGAATCTTATTTAAACTATGGATTTACTCGTAATAATGCACCTTGGTGGTTACGTATGTTAATAAGTAGTATGGAGAATAAATCTAATTTTTCCAATGAATATAAAGGGTATATGCGTAAGAGAGTTGAACGTTAGTATTAATTTTTAAAATTTTAGTTATGGCTAGATTTAGAAGAAGAGGTCGTAGACGGCTAGGCCGGCGTAGACGTAGAAAGAGTAGATATTATCGTGTTGGACGTGGAGGTATTCGGTTATGATTTATGTTGTGTTTGCATCCTATTATACTTTCCGACAGGGTTGTTCCCTGCGGAAAGTGTATTCCTTGTCTGAAGCGAAGGCAAAGGGATTGGTTTATTCGAATACAACAAGAACTTCTTGTTAGTACGTGTTCTTATTTTGTTACTTTAACTTATGAAGATGAGTATCTTAATTTTGATGACGGCATTCCTGTTGTTTCTCGACGCGATTGTCAACTCTTTTTCAAAAGACTCCGCAAGGAAATTTATCCTGACAAAGTTCGTTATTTCCTTTGTTCTGAATATGGTCCTCGCACTCTTCGTCCTCATTATCATTGTATTATTTTTAATTTTCCTGTCAATTTAGATGCTTATGAAACTATTACAAAATGTTGGAAAAAAGGCTTCGTTACTGTCGCCCCGGTTAACGATGCTCGTTGCAATTATCTCGCTAAGTATGTCGTTACTGGTTATGTCTTGCCGGATTTTCTCCAGACAAAATCCCGGAAACCTTTCAGTTTGCAATCAAGACACCCTGGCATTGGATATTCCTATCTTTCCGATAGAAATGTTGCAAGACACAAATTATTACTTACAGCAGGAATGCCTGTTCAGGGTCACACGGAATCGGCGCCCCGTTACTACCGGGACCGCATTTTTAGTGATGAGGAAAAGCGAGTTATATCCGAACGGATACGGACTTTCTGTAAAAATTCCTTATACGAGTTTGCTCGGGACAATTTCTCGGATGATCCACTTAACGTCCGACAGTACGATGAACCCGAACGTAGACTTGTCGATAAATATTCTAGAAAACTAAAAACTAAAGGTAAATTGTAGTTATGAGAAATCTTTTTAATTCTATTTCGGTTAAAAAACCCGGTCGGAATATTTTTAATCTTTCCCATCAGGTAAAACTAACTTGTAACATGGGTGAACTTGTTCCCATTATCTGTGATGAGGTTGTACCCGGAGATCGTTTTCGTGTTTCTTCGGATGTTTTAGTTCGTTTTGCTCCTATGTTGGCTCCTGTTATGCATCAGGTTAATGTTTATGTGCATTATTTTTTTGTTCCTAACAGGTTGCTTTGGAATCAATGGGAGGATTTTATTACAGGTGGAGAAGATGGTACGTCTGCACCTTTATATCCTATGTTGTCTATTCCTCCTGCACAGATTCCCACTTATTTTGTTAACGGTTCTTTGGCGGATTATTTAGGTTGTCCTACTTATAAACCTAAAAGTGTTTCTCGTAATCCTGT